AAAATTGTTTACCTGTAGCTCTCTGATCTCGTTTGGCGTTTTCTTCATGACATGTGTGTAGCGAGGACAGGTCATCAGGTCTGATGCGCCATAAGAAACCACAAAGTCCTCTGCTGGCACAAACATGGCACATGGCCTTTCCATCAGAGGATCATAATAAACCTTTTTAAAAGATGATCCTGCAAGCGGCAGTCTGAAGAGCATCTGCTCTGTTTCATCGCGATACTCTGTCATCTCCTCTGTCAGGAGATAATTCATTTCATCTTCTATTCTTGTGGCCTGTTTTAGTTTTTCCTGATCTTTTTTACCCATGATCTTGGTGCGAACAGGGCCAGAAGCCGGAAAGATCTCTCCCATTGCCTGAGCCTGAAATCTCACGGTTGCCTCTGTAAGTATAGGATGAAACACACCTGAAGCTCCTTGCCAAGGCTGTGTTCTCTCTTCGATCTTCATGCCTAATAGATCGAGTCCTTTTACATAGGATCTTGCCCAGTCCCTTCTTGACTCCCTGTCTGAGTTGAAATCTTCAATCAGATCTGCTGCAAGTGACTGTAACTCTGCCTCTTCAAGATATTCAGCTAGGTTAGCATCATGCTCTGGACCCATGATTTCATCTGCAACGTCTCCAGTGAAATCAATCAGCATGGCTGAATCTTCTGTTGTTACAGATACAGCCTCCGGGTTTACAACTTCTATCTGCACCTCTTCGGATTCTTCTCCTAAAGGCATTGGATTTAGAGGTTTTTCAACAGCCATTTTGAGTCACCCTTCTAGTGATGTTTGTTTCACTATACCAGCTATGAAGCGTTTGCACCATTAGTAGTATTCAACTGGTCTTCTGTAGCTGGGTTCATCATCCCATTCATCCATTGATGATCTTATCCAGCCGCCCTGCCTAAATCTAAGAAGAGCCTGTGTTGTGGAGTCAACAAGGTCATCATGATCGCCTGTTGGAAAAGCCGCACACTCTTCGATAACTTCATCAGCCCATCTTGTTGGAGGACACCATATCACACCGCTGGCAAATAAATCACTTACAGCGTTTACACGAGCTATCTTATCCTGTCCACGGGAAGGTGTGAACTCTGTAACTGGTATTCCCATAGCCCGAAGCTCAAAAATTAGCGGAGAACCAGCGGCTTTTGCCTCAACAATCATCTGATCCGGCTCATATTCCCAGTATTTATCGTAAGCCGCACGTTTTAGATCAGGAAATTCCAGTTTTTCCTTGTATGCATCCAGTAAAATCAGGTTTGGCTGGCTTTTTCCATCATCATCGGGCCAGTAAAACACGCCCCAAGTGGTACAGGCACTGTAATCTGCCCTTTGTGTCTTCAAAAACGCCGTATCCCAGCTTTGTATGATGGCTTCGCAGGGTGGTGGGCTGTCTTTTTCCCATTCTCTCCACCATTCACGCTTAATTAGCGCACCTTCTTCGGAAGTTGGGTCTTGTTGGTACTGTGCAGACCATTTTGCAACAGGAAGTTCAGCTCTCAAGGACTCTAACTGGTCCATAGGCCAGAACTCAGGCCATAAAGGATCTCCAGATGGCATGATTGCAGGCAGTTCTATGACTTCCCAGTCATCAACGCCTTCTTTTTGCGTCACTGATTTGATAATTTTGCCTGTCAGGTCTCTTGTAGACCATCTTGTCATCACAATTATGATGGCTCCCCCCGGCTGAAGTCTCTGTCTTGGTCCCGATGTGTACCATTCATAGACTTTGTCATAGACTTCTGGGTTGTAAGCCCCCAATGCCGCTTCCTGCTCCGAATGCGGGTCATCGATAATGAGGACATCAGCGCCTTTACCAGTAACTGCACCACCCACACCAATAGCAAAATAGTCTCCGCGCTTGTTTGTGTTCCATCTTCCGGCAGCTTTCGAGTCCGAAGACAGCTCTATGCCCGGAAACACTGCCTGAAAGTCATCCTGACTTATAAGGTTTCTGACTTTACGACCAAAGCCTACAGCAAGTTCTGCCGTGTGTGCAGTCTGGATAATCTTTTTTTCTGGATACCTGCCTAAAAACCAAGCCGGAAACAGATATGATGCAAACTCTGACTTGGTGTGTCTTGGCGGCATGTTGATTATCAGACGTTTTAACTCACCGTTTGCCACACGCTCAAACGCATCTGCCATAACTTTGTGGTGCCTACCACCAATAAACGCAGGCCACATTTTTTTGACAAAGGTAAGGAAGTCAGAACGAGAGGCTTCTTTCTCTTTCGCCTCTTCAAGCTCCATGATGAGATCCAGCATCTCTTTTTGGTCCTGTAACGGCAAAGAACTTATCTTTGCTTTTACCAGAGCCAGATCATTCATTCATTAACTCCTGCATAAAATGACGGAGGGGAGCGGAAAGGACACGCTCTACCCTCCGGGGATGAAGGGAGACTAACATCCCTTCAAATAATATACCCTAGTTTTCTTTTTCGCCATCATTATGTTTTGGCAAATACATGGTTACTTCAGCATTGCAGTCAGGGTTGGGACAGGACAAATTTGTTTCCATACAGAACTCGCTGTCATCTTCACTTATGTCGTTATCCCCACCCCAGATTAACTCTGTCGAACAATACCAGCAGTTCATTTTTTCACTTTTCTTGGTCTTCCACGTTTCTTAGGAGGAGCCTTTCCACCTACCCAAGCCTCGTTCACGCTTGGGGTTTTTTTATTATCAGCTTTTAGTTTTCCTGATTTATCTCTTGCCCTTTTCGGTTTATTTTCCGTCATGCATTCAGGAAATAAAAATTTTAAAATTTTCTTGATCATGGTCATCCCTTTTCTTGATCTGTAAGCCCTTATATTATAATATAATTATATTATAATACATATGACTAGTATATTATAATATATTATAATATGGATTCTTGGGAGACAAAGAATGCCTTTTTTACAAAGCAACATCAATCATTTTAAATGTTGGGTTAGACGTGAATATACGTGTAATCACATGAAGTATCATGGTGAGTTTTTACATGCCATGTGTATTGCTGTGACAACCATGCCTAATCGATGCCTGAGTTTTCAGGTTATTTTCACAGGTTGTGAAACAGATGACGAAGACGAGCCTAATGTTCACGGCGGTGCAATGTGGGCAAGAATGCCAATAACAGCGTTAGTCGGCGACACACCTTTTGAAGACTGGCCTGAGCCAATGCCCGTACACTACGCCCAGCCTTGGGACTGTATGTCACACACCCACTCAGTCTACACACTAAACAGAGCAACACCCTGTCCGTGGTTAGCAAAGGTGGATAGTGATTTCTATCCTGCAAAGTATCTCTTCACGGTAGATTACACAGACAGTGAGATTGCAGATGATCCTGCACAGCACAAACAAAGCCATGTCATGGAGTTATTAGACGCAGGTGAATGGACTGGTAATATCATAGCATTGCCCAACAACCGCGTGAGAGTGACACATCCAGCATGGTTTGAAACAGGCGAAGGCGCACCAGACTTCCTGCCATCGCAGCATATACACTATTCAAAATCAGATTTAGACTATACTCTGGACACTACACAGATATTCAACAACCTGTATGCAGAGGACATAGATGATGACGATGATGAATAGACTGATGTTCTGCACAGCCTTCGTTCTCATCTACTGGTACGTATGAAAGAATTTATACTAGTCATAACCATGTGGGGAAATGACGGAAGCACGGATCACTACATAGGGCAGTTGTCTCTACAGCAGCCCATGTCCGAAAAACAGTGCCACTGGATGATCGAAGATCAAAGATGGGCAGCTTCATACGACAATAACTATTTCATGTTTGCCATGCACTGCTTCCCAAAAGAATGTGCAGGAAAGAAGTCTTGCTAGATGATGAAATGATAATAATGATATCTGTCGTTGTAGTGGTGTGTATATTATCACTAACAGTTCTGGCTATATCATCATGAAAAGTTACATGGAACTTTTGAAATATTTTTTAAAATTTTTTTCACCCACTAGGATTCCTAGACCACTTATATAGCGTTTAATCGCTGTTTAAGCCTCACTGACGCCCCTCAAAGACAAAAAGGGGGGTATACCACTAAAAATAACACTAAAGGCACTCTAGGGGCATCCTATGAAGATGTTATGAGATTGTTTGAGCAGATGTTCATGTATATACGACCGTAGTGCCGCGCACTGTCATGGGTGGGCGGGGGCAGGTGGGGTCATCGCATCGGCCAAATCAAATCACCCCAGCAACCGATCCAATCGCCGCCGGAGATCCGCTTCGATGTCGGACGCACTCCGCTCTGTCGTGTCGGTCTGTTCAATACGATCTGCGAACATCGAAACCGTTTTGCCTAACAGCTCAAGACTTCTGACCCTTGCCCCATCGGTCTCTGCCCTGTCGGCCTCTTCCATCAAGCGTTTCAAAACATGCTCGCGAAGACGCTGGTCTCTCGTCCGCTGACTGGCCTCATTCTCTGCCTGTATGGCCTTGACCCTTGTGGAGACCTTGGGGTTCTGTGCCAGCTTGCAGGCTTCACTCCAAATGGTACTGTCTCGCATGCCCTCTGCGGCATAGCACTCACGATATGCATCACTCAGAATGGCACCCCCTGCAACCTGCTTTGCGAATGCCTCTTGCTTTGCTGTTAGTCTGTCTTCCCTTCCCACTATTCTGAGATGGTTACCTTTGTCCTTGTCCTTGCCCATTACCCTTGACCCTATCGGTTGCCCAGCACCTAGCGGTGGGCTTTCGCGGTTTTGCCTGACGCCAGCCTAGATGATAAAACCCCAAGCAGTAAAGTTACCTGTAACTTTTTACCTACCCTAAAACACCAATACCCCCTCAATCGCTCTAGGATGGCTCAGGACAGGCTTTAGGGGTTTTTGGGTACTTTCCCACCTAAAACATGCCAGCGGCGTTTTTAGCTTCCACCCTACGTTACAGACCATATCTGAAAATAATTGGCTTTAAATGTAATTATTTGGTCATGGGGGGTTTACTTATACTTCAGACTGTGATCTAACGTGCCTACCGGCAGGGGGGATGCCCCTGTTAACCAATTTCTAGTTAGCCCCAGTTTGGCAATCGGTATCGTGGTAATCAGCCCCACGTCTTCTATCCCACTGAGTGGCGGGACGATGTCAACCTTCCCACCGATACGGTCAACCAAAAACAATATGCCACTGTATCGGGCGGCAATGACAATAAGTCCGGCAGGGCGCGGCACAGGCGTTCCGGCGGAAGGTTCCTGTCGCTGGGGATCGTACCCCAGTTATGAAGAGACACGCGAAACAGGAGTTGCTTAATGACTGCACCACAAATCACAATCAGCCTGCCCATTCATGTTGAGCTAGCCAGACAAGTTCACAAGGCAATGAAGCTGGCCTTCAAGGTTCGCCGTGACAATCTGGAAACAAACGACAAGCCATATGCTTTGGCTCACAAGATGGCTGGCGAGTTAGCCCATGCAATGTTTGGTCTGAACAATTGGAACCCAGAAGATGCTGACCTTTGCAACAAGGTGCATGGCTTTGCTATGGAATTGATTAGTGCTGACATCCGCGAAATCGAGAGAGCAAAAAAGGAGACTGCTAATGCTTGACTATGTTTGTGATTACTGCGGCGAAGAAAATGACGAGAGTTGTCCGCTCGTTGAAAATATTAAGGGCGATATAGTCTGTGAATGTTGCATCGGGAGGGATCAAACTACCCCAAAATTGGAGACTGCTAATGCTTAAACTTACCAAGTCAAAATCAACCGAATGGCTGGGCAATGGCATGGGTACAGCCGCCGCTGAATGGGTGGTCAAAGGCCATGAGCATATCGAAGTGCGCCAGCTTGGCTATGACTGGATGGCGTTCGATACCAGCAAAAAATTCATTGCTCACATCCTAAACGGTGTGCCTGTCATGCGTGATACACGTCTTGCCAGTGCCTACACCAAACGTGATCTGCTTGCGATACTTTCAACCAAGTTGGAGACTGCATAACACATGGGGCTTTGCCCCAGTGTCTGTGTCTGATGCTGACACACTGATGAGCCGATAGCACGGCGAAACACTCAACCTTAATGGAGACTGCCATCATGGCTAAAACTTTTATTGACCCTTTCGCGAATAACAATGTTCTTTCAACCGTTGCTGACCTTCAAGGTCAAGTGACTGCCCTACAGGCCAACAAAAAGGCCGACACTGAGGCCATCAATGGCATGGTAGTTGAGCAATACGCCCAGCTTATACCATGCGCTATTGCGGTTGGCGTTCGCGTCACCAGCAAGGCCGGCATCAGCAAAGGCAAGCTGGTTGGCGGTGCTGATGTCATCGACAATTTCAAGACAAGCCTGACTACCGAAGGCGGCTTCTCTGAGAGCGTCATGAAGAAACGCTATGAAAACACGATCAAAGCTATCGTGTCTTTTGGCTGGGACAAAAACGCCACCAACCTTACCGCTGATGGAGTCAAGGCGGCATTCACTGAGGCTGGTATCACCAGTGAGGCCAAGCTTGCGGCGCACGTCAAACAGGCAAAGCCAACGTCTGATATGAGAGCATTGGCTGAAAAGCTGTTTGGCAAGTTCAATGCTGATGGCGATTTCAAAGCCAGCAAGTATACCGCTGAGGACTGGGCAGAGTTCGACAATGAATACCGCGCTCTGCGTGATGCCAGATTGGCGGCTGACATGGCGGCAGAACAGGCCAAGGTCAAGGCCGCTGAGGAAAACGAGACTGTCGATAGTGTCGTTGACCAGTTCTAATTATGGGGGCTTTGCCCCCTCTTTTTTTGGAGTAATTAAATGATTTGCCAAAACCCATACTGCGAAGAACAGGCCACCCACAAAGCGCCGCACGATGAGCATTATTGCTCTGAGTGCATCCATGAACACGTTTATGATGATTGTGACCCTGACCCATCAAAAAGCTACCTGACGAGCGGTGCGTGAGACACACCCGAAACCCCAGCCCTGCTGGGTTCGTAGCGTCTTGTTACATTTCAACCTTAATGGAGACTGCGTGATGAAATTATCACAAGCTAAGAATATCGTTATGGCTTCAATAGATAGCCAGATCCAGCACGCTGCTGGCCGTGATGCCCAGCGTGTTGTCCCTTACCTTATTGGCGGTGCTGGTCTGGGCAAGACCTCAATCGTTCAGCAGATTTCCGAAGAGCGTGAGCATGGTTGCTATATCCTGTCTCTCGCCCAGTTTGATGCCGCTGAACTGGCTGGCATCATTGCCTTGGTTGATGGTGAGGCCAAGCGCATCATGCCGCACTGGCTTGCAAAGATCCATGAGATGGCTTCCAAAATGGAAGCGGTATACTTGTTTGGGGACGAAGTCCCACAATCGCCGGTCAGCAATCAGAACGTGTGGGCGCAGGTAGTGAATGAGCGGCGCATAGGCGAGTTCAAACTGCCTGAAAATTGCGCTATCATTGCCGCTGGTAATCGCACCAGTGATCGCGCTGGTACAAACACGATGCCAACGCATCTGCGAGACAGATTATTATTCGTACCTGTCGAAGCCGATCTGGAAGATGTTATCCCATACTGGCTGGCTCAAAATGTCCATGAGGATGTGATCGGTTTCAATCGTGCAATGCCTCAACATCTGCACAATTTTGATGCAAAGGCTGACGTTTCATCCAGCCCACGTTCATGGGATCGTGTCAGCACCATTTTATCATGGGGCTTAGATCCGGTGTGTGAGGCTGAAGCAATAAGCGGCACTGTGGGACGTTCGATATGCGCTGATTTCATGGGCTATCGCAAGCTAAAGGCTCACATGCCTGATCTGGACAAGATTGTCAGCAACCCTGACAGTGCGGAGATACCCACTGATGCTATGGTGCTGTATGCTTTGGCATCCGGTCTGGCTCACAAGATGAACCAATCTAACGCTGGCAATATCATCAAGTATCTAAAGCGGCTTGATCAGCAGGAGTTCGCGGCGTTCGCTGTTAAAGATGCGGTCAATCGTGACCCTGAGTTGAAGAAGTCTGAGGCTGTACGCCAATGGATCATCACTGATGGCAAACAGCTTATCCTGTAACACCTTGGGGGGCGGCATGACCGCCCCTCAAAAGTTTCATGTAACTTTTTTGGGAGATGCACAATGGATGCAAATCTAAAGATTGCCAGAGCGAAGACACAGTTGGTTATCAAGCACCCATTCTTCGGGTCTATCGCTATGGGTCTCAAC